GAGTAACCGCGAAGCTTCTCTACTCCCATGAAACCAACCGCTCCACCAGCGAAGGTGGCCATTCCCTGCGGAAGCCCCATCCACTCAAGCAGCGGCACAAGGGCCAAGGTAATTAGGCCGCACAACGCACCCTCCAGCAGCATCTGGCGGCGGTTTCCTCCGCCATACATCACGCGAAACACTGCAATAGCGACAGACAGACCAGCCGCGTACAGCTGAGGTTGGTGAGCAATTACCCAGGCAATGAGGGCGGCCCATAGGCCGGGGTCTTTCTCTGGCATATGGGCCATCTCGATTCCTCCCGTTGCGGGGAGCGGACAAAGAAAAGGCCCGCTGTCTTAGCGAGCCATAAAAGTAACCCTAGGCGCATCTTTTGTCTTGATAAACTATGCGCCTAGGGTTATAATCTCATCATCAACCACACAAGGAGACGGAGGTGCAAAGTAGGCAGTTGATCAAGGAGCTTGAAGCCGCTGGATGGGTTCTGAAACGAGTAACTGGAAGCCACCACATCTTCAAACACCCCAACAACCCAAACTCGATACCAGTGCCACACCCCAAAAAGGATCTACCGATCGGCACAGTAAAGAGCATCAAGGAACGAGCCGGGTTGAAATAACCCGGCTTCACCCTTCGCACCTCTGTAGGAGAGAACCATGCAATACCCAATCTGCATCGAGTGGGGCGACGAGAACACCGCCATCGGTATTCAGATCCCCGACATTCCAGGCGCTGTAACCGCAGGTGACACGTTCGAGGAAGCCTATGCGGCTGCAGTCGAGGTGGCCCACATCATGCTGGAAGAGATCGCTGGCAGTGGCCAGGCCATTCCCATGCCGACAAGCGCAGCGGCACACCGGAACAACCCGGACTTCGCCGATATGGGCTGGGGCATGCTGGAGATCGATATCACGCCGTACCTGGGCAAGACCGAGAAGGTCAACGTCACCCTGCCCGGCTTCGTGATCCAGCAGATTGACCGGTACGTGCGCGATCACAACGTGAAGAGCCGCTCATCGTTCCTGGCTGATGCGGCAATGGAAAAACTGGGACGATAGAAACGCAAAAGCCCCGGCTGTGATGGCCAGGGCTTTGTGCCTCAATCCCGGTTACGCGCAGGGATGTGAGGATGGTGGGCAATTTCGCTCATTCGCCCACCATTGTCAACCACTTCAGTCGATCAGCTGCTCACGCTCCAGGATCTCGGTCACGTGGATGACAGCGCCCTCCTCCAGTTCCTCCAAGCACTTGTGGATACCCCGGCGCCAGCGGGTACGGGTTGAGTCTGGCCGTGCATCCACGTCCCAAGTGTTCATGTCGTAGAACTCATCAGGCAGCACGAGAACGTCAGTCGAGCGCTTGCCCTGCTTACCCTTCATCTTGGGGATGAACCACACGGTGGCCGCCTTGTAGACGAACAGTGCCGGCGCCGGCGAGCTGATGCGGGGAATGCTGCGGGCGATGGCGCTGACGCGGTTGGCCTTATGGGTGGAGAACTTGCCCACCAGCACATCCCAGTGAGCCGGGCTCAGTGCTCTATGCAGAAGCGCATGCAAAATACAGTCGTAGTCGAACTGATCCCGGGCCGACAACAGAGCCCGGAAACCGCCAGTGCGCGGGCCTGAATCGATCAGCTTCTGCCAGCTCTGCCGCGTTGCGTTGCTGGTGCTGTCCGCCGCCAACACCCTGACTATCGCCGCCATGACACCCTGATAAACCATTGGCTGGAAGTCTCCCAGCATTCGGCGCGGCTGAGCCGCTGCTGCATTGCTCATCGCATCACCTCCAGTTCTTGGTCCACCACACGCACGCACTCGTCGAAGACCTCCTTGGGCACCCTGGCATTCAGCTCGCGCAGGATGGCCTTGTCGCGGGCCTGCCAAGCCGGACAGTTGCGACGGGCCTCGACTCGTAAGGTCTTCATGTGCTGCAGCAGTCGCTGGCGGTCACGGTTGATGTGCTTCAGCGCTGCCTTGGCGCGGTGGTACCAGTTCGCGTCGGCGTACTGCCCTTCCGTTACAGCTTTGGCCTTGGCCTGGCCGATCTGGCACTCCAGGCGAATGGCATCGCGGGCCAGGGTTTCTTCCAGCGCCTCGCACTCAGCCAGGGTGGCCGGCAGCTCAGCAGGCCGCGGAGTACTACTGGGCGCCGAGTTGTTACCACTGGCAATAGGCTGCTCAGTGCCGGCACGCTTGGTGACGGTCGCCGAGACGACCGGGGTTGCAGGCATGCGTGCTGGCGGTTTGTGGCCTGGCCACAGATCAGAAAGTTTCATGCTCAACTCCTTTGGTGCGGTGGCGGCCGGCAAATGTCCTGCCCATCTCGACTTCTTCGTTGCTCGGCTGGTACCCGATCAGTTCAGCAAACCTGTGGTAGGCGCCCTGGTGCTGCACTCGGCAGAAGCCAGTCTCGCCGTGGCGGTTCTTATCTACGATCAGTTCGGTTACGCCCGATTGCCCCTCTTCGGACTCAGGGTCGCGGTGGACCAGCACCACTACGTCAGCGTCGGCCTCGATCTGGCCTGAGTCGCGCAAGTCGCTCTTGGTGGGGCGCTTATTGGCGCGGTTGCTTGGGCCCCGGTTCAGTTGCGCCAGCACCATCACCGGCACGCCAAGCTCCTTCGCCAAACGCTTGATCGACTTGCTTATGTCGGTCACCTGCTCATACCGACTGGCCGACTTGCTCTCGCCGCTGACCAGGCCGATGTAGTCCAGCGTGACGGAGCCAAGGCCGTGCTCGCGTTTGACCGTGCGGCAGATCTGACGGATATCGCGCATCGTCAGGGAGGCGTCATCACAGAAGATCAGCGGAGCGCCATCGAGCTTGCTCACAGCCGCCGTCAGGCCTGGCCAGTCGCTGTCGCCCATCGAATGCCCTTCGGTGATGTGCTTCAACTGCACGCTACCCACTGAGGCCAACGACCGGTTTGTCAGCTCCACATCCGTCATCTCAAGGCTGAATACCAGCGACGTGGACTTGGCCACCAGCGCTACCCGCTCAGCGATACCCAGGCCCAGGGTGGTCTTGCCGCTACCCGGGGCGCCAGCGATGACGACCATGTGCCCGGCGCAGATGCCAGGAATGAACTTGTCGAGCGATGGCAGCCCGGTATCGAAGCCCAGCACCACCTCGCGGTTGAACCGACGGTCAATCCCGTCGATTGCCTCGGGCAGGATCTCGCCCACGAAGCGGTAACGCTTGCGGGAATCCAGCCCTTCCGCCTCAAGGGCAATCCAGGCCTGCTGCCCCTGCGCCAGCACTTCATCCAGCGAATCGCCATCTTTCAGGCGCTCCGACATGATGTGCGCAGCAGCTATCACCCGGCGGGCCACCGACCGCTGCTTCACGATCCGGGCGTACTCTGCGAAGTTTGCCGCGCTCGGCGTGTTGTGAGCGATGTGAGCAGCCACTGCCAGCGTGCCACGGCCGTCTGCCAAGGTCGGCCTGGCATCTGACAGGGTCACCACGTCGATCTGCCGCCCCTTCGCCTTGAGCGCCAGCAGTAGCTCGAACAGCTCGGCACAGTCGGGCTGGTAGAAATCACTGACCTCGAGCTTCACGTCGTCAATGAGCGCTGGCTGGTGGATCATTGCGCCGATCAGGGCATGTTCTGACTCAGGGCTGTGCAACCGTGACACATCCTTTGTGCAAGCCGCGTAATCTTGGCTGATCATGCCGCCCCTCCTACACGCGCTGACGACCAGGTGAAGGGCGCCAGCAGGCCGCCGTTCTCGCGCAGGCGGTCCATGGCCCGTGGCCCGATGTAGGTCGGCAACTGCTCACGGTCCTGGTTGCTGATCAGGATCGTCGGACGCACAAGCTGGTAGCGCCGGTCGATCACTTCGTGCAGAAGGCTGGGCATGAAGTCCTTACCCGGGCGGGGCGTGTGCATGCCTACCTCGTCGATCACCAGCAGGTCGACATAAGCCAACTCAGCCAGCAGGTCGGACTTCGACGGCCCCGCGTTGCTACGGAAGCTGTCCGTCACGGCCTGCATGATTGCCTCGGCAGTGACAATCAGGCCCTTGGCGCCATACTCCCGAACAACGTGCTGCAAGATGGCACAGGCCAGATGCGTTTTACCGTTCCCAACCTCGCCCAGCAGCATCAGTGCGCGCCCAGCCCGATAGTGGCCTTCGAATTCCTCGGCGTAGCGTCGGCAAATAGACTGGGCGCGGACCTTGGCCGATTCGGCGTTGGTGATGAAGCTGTCAAACGTGCAGCCGCGGAAGCGCGGTGTTATGCCGGTGGCGAACAGATCGCGGTTGAGCTCGTCCGCTTCCTTGCTGGCGTAAGCTGCGTCCCGCACGCTGGCCTCGCATTGAAGGTTCAGAGCCTCCCAACGGCAGCGCGGGCAATCAGTCTCCCTCCACCCGCCATCAAACTGCTCGACCTGCTTCGCTTCGTACTGGCCGTGACCAGGCGCTTCGCATTTGGCAATGCCTGCAGCGCGCTCGGCTGGCGCCGGCCTGAATTTAGATGTAGTCATCAGGGTACATCTCCTGGTGATGGGCGGGGACGGCAAGTACTGCGCTGCGCGATCCGGTAGCTGGAGCGCTCCAAGCGTCCTGTTTGAGTCGATTCACAAGCCATTCAGTCTTGAACCCCTGCCAGCCTGCGGTCATGGCTTCAGCCAGTGCCTTATCTGAGCTGATCCCAGCTTGGCGGCACGACTCCAGCTCCTTCAGCACGGTGTTCCAGATCGTCGTATTGAGCGGGCCTTTCTTCTTCCGAAACTGGAAGTAGTCACGGGCGGTTTGCTCGGTCAGATCAGGCGGTGCCAGCTCAAGCATTTGCTCGACCGTAAAACCGTCATTTCCCCTCTTACGGTTCCTTGATGGTTCACCTTTGGGTTCTATTACGGTTCTGGGGGCATCTGGTGCCGGGGTGTCCGGCATCTGGTGCCGGGGTGAGGGGCACGTCGTGCCGGGGTCCCCGGCATCTGGTGCAGGGGGGCATTTAATGCCGGGGGCATAAGATGCCGGGGTTACGACGTAGTAGGTCGACCGCCCTGCCCGCTCTTTAGCCACCAACAAACTGACACTTTCCAGCCACCGGATCGCGTTGCGCACAGCCCGCTCCTTCAGGCAAGTGCGCTCGCAGATCCTGGCGATGGACGGCCAGCAAACGCCATCGTCATTGGCGTTATCTGCCAAGGAGATCAGGACTGACTTCTGAGCGGCACTCATTTCGAGCGGCCAGCAGGCGGTCATCAGGATGGTGCTCACAGGTCAAGCTCCTCTGTGATGCGGCGCACGAAGGCGTCGTAGGGCTCGGCGAACAAGCAGCCGTGGCCCTGCAACTCGGCGCGCAGCTGCTTGGCGAACTCGTAGAACTGCCAGCGGACCGATTCGGGCTGCGCCTGCATTGCCCTGTAGGTAGGCCAGCCCATGGGGATGATCGTTGCGCCAGCGCGATTCCGGAGCGCCTGGGAATGGTTTGGGGGCGTAGTCATTGGAGAGTCTCCGATCCAGCGCCGGTGATCTTGGCGACGTGCTGCGCAAGATCGGTCAGCGAACCACCGGAAAGGCGCAGAACGAGCGAGCGCAGCGCTGTCACCGCATCCAGGGAAGAAACGCGCGCCTCGGCCATCTCAAGCGCCTGGGGCGAGTGGTTGCTGATCGTCTCGAACACCTTGTCGGCATAGTTGAACGACGCGCTGGCGAGCTGCAGAGTGGTCAGATGGTCGAAAACCTCGGGCCGCAGTGGCTCGCGCAGAGTGTTGACGATCGGAATGCTGAAGGTTGGCGGCTCACCACCCTCCAGCAAATGCCTACGCTCCTGCTCGAGGTGCTCGCCTGACACTACCGATGCGTCATTGCCGGTCTGGCGCTCGAACAGCACGCTCAGTGCCAGGCTCGCACCGACCAGACCGACATAGGTTTCGTCGTATTCGCGGATCTTGGCGCCATCGCTGACCACCTCGATTGCGTCCATGACAGCCTCGAAGGACAGCAGCACCAGAGCCGCATTGGAGAAGCTCTCGAAATAGGCCTTGTTGATTACCTTGCTCATTGGGCACGCTCCAGGCGCTCAACGAGACCGCGCAGCTTGCGTTTCAGCTTGGTGGTCAGCTCTCGCGAATCGAGCCAGCGCTGGAAGGCCGCTTCGGTGAAGCTCAGGACGCCCATGAAGCGCTCGTCGTCTGGGTCAATGCGCTTGCGCGGCTCGCCCGGGTATGGGTGGCCGTAGGCGGCGAAGTAGGTCTTGTACAGGCCGTTCAGTTCGCGGCGCAGGGCGTTGCGCTTGGTCTCGGCGCGCTGATAACCAACAGCGGCCTCGGCGATCTGCCCCATGAGTTGTTCGTAGGTCGGTTTCTTGCTCACAGGGAATTCTCCGGGTTGAACTTGGTGTAAAAGAACTTGCCGTCCCAGGTCTTTTTCATGGGCAAGCGGCCTTCCATGTACAGGTCGTGAAGGCGCTGGGCGCCCTTCTCCAGCATCACTGGGGCATAGCGGATGAATCCCGCCATGCCCTCGCCGCTGACCTTGTAGGGCTTCTCAGTGAGCAGATGCTTGTCTCGCGCCATGGCATACACGCGATACTTCGGCGAGTGGTCGGGGTTTGTTTCGGTGTCGTAGATCCACTTCAATTCGGCCAGGAATGCCAGCACCAGCTGGGAATTCACGCCGTTGAGCCGCTTAGCGAATTGCGGGACCGTCTCGCCGGGCATGAACAAGTTTTCCAAGGCCTCGATCTTCTTGGCTTGCTGCTGGTTCTCCAGCGCCAGCAGTTCGTTTTGCTCCTCAAGGTCAGCAGCCAACCGCATTGCTTCTGCGCGGGTGCGAGGCACGGGGAATGCCTGCGGCTTGAAGTAGTTGCTGACCAGCTGGCGCTGGACGGTCCAGGCCAGGTCATCGGTCAGCGACTTGACTAGCATCAGGTAGCCCTGCTCGGTGAGCAGCGAAAGGCCGTTCGGGGCAACAAACCCCATCTGCCGAGCTTCGGACGAATTTCGTACGAAGTAATCCTCGCCCTCGATCAGTTTGTCCCGATGCTCGTTGAAGTTTCGGCGGGCAGTACCCTCTGGCCGCTCATGCACCTGGTCGATCATCGCCAGGGTGACGACGCGCTGGCCGCGGTACTCAACGACGGGCAGTTGAGTGTTGTGGATGGTGACCAGATTCATGCATCACCTCCCACATCCTTTGCATCATGGAAGGCCGCAGCGTTGCGGTGCGGGTACAGGAAATTCCTGGTGTCGAAAACGACCCGCTCAAACAGACGTTCAAGCTCCCCGGTTACAGGATTGCCGAATCCGCCAAGCGAGGGCACGACATGCGCCCAGTACAAGGCTTTGATCAACTTGAATGACTCGCGGGCTTCGTTGAAGCGTGCGATTTCGGCGGCGGTGAGGGTTACGTCCTGGACGATCTCACCATGCAAACCATCTGGATTCCACGCGGGGACAATATGGTTCATTGGGGGATCTCCAAGTCCGTAGCCATCTGACAAAACTCTCGGTGAGCCGCCCAGGCGATTACTCGCATGGAACGGATGATGCCGTCCTCGCCGCGTTCGCCGATCATTGCTGAGTGTTCGCCTGGGTCGCTGTCCTTGAAGCCGCCGTTGTGCTCAAGCACCTCGGCGAGGATCGCCAGCAGCTCAAGCCCCTCCTCTACGAGCTTGGCGGGGGAGGAAAATTTGGTCATGGGATGGCTCATGAGGGCACCTCTGCGCCACGAACTGGAGATGCAGTGTTTTGTGGCGCGGCGTCCTGGTCGGGCGCCACTCCGGCATGCGCGGCGTAAACCAGCGCCAGCGCTGATTCAGCTGCATAGAACACCAGAGTTGCGAGATGGGTGACCGATGGCTCTTGCATCAACTCGCGCAGACCGTCCACGACCGCCTCTAGTCGGTCAGTGGCGGCGTCGAGTGATTCATGCACGGGAATACCGCCAACCGCCTCGAATACTGCGTGCAAATCCTGGGTATGGAATTCGTGGGCGAGCGTTTGGGGGGAAGCAGTCATGGCTGCACCTCCCACTTTTCCAGTGCAACCTGCGCACTGCGGTTCAGGGTATTTGCGGCATCGGCCAGGAAGGCCAGGGCCCTGAGTTCATTGGTTCGAATCGTTTCGCCCATGTTTGCGGCCAGTTCGAGGCGATGGGCGAGCTGGTGAATGCCTTCGGTGAGCCCTACAGCTAGGCCGATGCCTTCCATCAAGCCAACATGGGCTTTGATCGAGAAGACCGCATCTCCCTCAAGCTCATGCGAGCCAAAATCCATCGGACGCAAAAGTGGTAGTTGCTCCGGTGATGGCGTGGTGGTATTTTCTGGGTGCGCCATAGCGCCGTCTCCTATTCAAAGACGTTACGAAGTAACCACTCCTCCTACAGAGTGGCGTGAGAAACCCGCTTCCTACGGCGGGTTTTTTGTTGCCCGGCGAAAAATCAGCCGGACAACAAAAACTGGGATGGGGCGTGCTGGCTCATGCTGTGTTCCTTTTTATTGGGCAGGCAAAAGCCAACCATTGGAAGTCTCTGAAAAGGCGCTGTTCGGGGCCTTCCTTTTGCACCTCAAATGTGTGTGTTCGGACGATACCCATTAAACGAGGGCCTCAGGAGGGCCAAAATTCTGCCCATGCTGAATACTGGATGGATTTACAGAGGGTTTGCCCGTCTGAACGGCCAAGGCTAGATGGCGTATCGTTTCATCCAAGGTCGGGCCGGAGTCAGCCTTCCGATCATTCCGGGCAGGGAACAAACGAAATTCGACGGCAGCAAAAGAACCGTCATCTTGCTGCGTGACGTAGACCGTACGTCCAATGCGGATAGCCTTACTCAGGGCACCTTGCGTCATTCCCAGTAGGGATGCTGCATGCGGCTGCCCGTGACCCTTAGCGAAATCTTTCAGGGGAACCATGGTCGTGGCCTACCTCCACAAAGTACTTTGCATGGATAGTACCTTTGGCATTTATTTCCTGCAATACCTTTGGCATTTGATAGGCATTACTAACGGGAATATTATGGGACTATGAAAAAGCCCTTACCTTCAGATCGCGCGGAAGAATGCCGGAGACTCAAGGCGATCTTCGACGGCAAAAAAAAAGAGCTGAAGCTCACTCAAGAGAAGCTTGCGCACCGCTTGGGTATTAACCAAAGCTCTGTTAGCCATTATCTGAACGGCGTGAACCCACTAAACGCCTCAGTCGCCGCAGCCTTCGCCAAGATTCTTGGGGTATCCGTGAGGGATTTCAGCCCTCGCCTTGCGGACGTGATTGAGTCCTTTGCGGACTCCTTTAAGGAAACCTGGTCTCGCAGCGCCAAGGTTTTGGATGCTGTTCCTCACGAGCAGTACGTGCTCATCCCTCAGCTTTTGGACGATAACTCCTTTGTCCCTGGGGTAAATGATGAGCATGTGGGGCTTACTGAGGGGATGTTGTTCCGCCGCGGCTGGCTGAGGGACATGGGCCTGCATTACCCCTACCTCAGGATCTTGTACGTTATAGACGACAGCATGGCTCCACATATCGCTCGCGAAGACGTGGTCATGATCGACACATCCAAGAAGATACTTGAGGATGGAAAGATTTTTTTGATCAGGCGCCCCGATGGTAAGACCAGCATCCGCAGAGTCTTCCAAATGATTTCCGGCGGCTGGGCGCTGAGGTGTGACAATCTGGATAAGCAGAGGTATCCAGATGAGACGCTTAGCAGTGAGGCTGCCGATGGGCTTCCTGTCGTAGGCCAGATAGCCTGGCGTGGAGGAAGCTCCAGATGACTAGGTCAATAGGGCCAGACCGAAACCGCTCTCGAGCGGTTTTTTTGCGCATCGCCAAAAAAATATTACCAAAAGCATTTACACAATAAATTGCCTTTGGTATTTTTTTCTCCATCGACTCATCGCATGGAGCAACCTGTATGACCACTCAAACCATCACCGCCAGCGGCTGGACCGGTTTTCTCGGCATGGGGCTTGCGCCGCGCGAGCTTGAGGCGACTCTGCATGCAGCAAGCGATCTGACCCAAAAAGAAATTGCACGCCTGATGGGCATAAGCCCTAAGACAGTTGAGAAGCGCATTGAAGACGCCCGCCACAAGCTGGGTGCCAAGACCATGCGTGGCCTGGTGCTCGAAGCATTCAAGCGCCAGATCATTAGCCCCGCCGCAACCGCCCTGGCTCTGTTTTTGGTGATCCACGGCCTGATGGCTGATGACGTTGCACTTCGGGTTCGTCGAGGGAGTGGCGAGAAGCGGATCGAAACCAGGGTCGCGGGGCGTCGTATCGAACAACAGGTTGCGCTGGCGTAGCAGCGGCGAGCGCCTTCGGTGAGGGCGCTGTCCGGTGCGAAGGCATCACTTGGCTAGGCGAGCAGCGGTCGGGTACGGCGTGTTAAGGCGTGGCGGGCTACGGCGCGGCGAGGGCTGACAACAGCGTACAGCCACTTCGATGTTGAGGTGGCTGTGCGGTGACCAAGCCTGAGCGAAGGGGGTAGCGAAACGCGACCCCCATCCTTTCGGAGATACCAGATGAACTTGATTCAACGCAGCTTCAATGGCCACTCGATCCAGGTGATCCTGGATGAGAATGGAGAACCGTGGTTCATCGCGATGGAGGTGGCTGAGGTGCTTGGCTACAGCGATGCCTACGAGATGACCAAAAAGCTGGATGACGACGAGAAGTCAAACCGGCAAATCGCCGGTTTGGGTACCGCAACTGGCGGGCGCGGGGTTTCGACGATCAACGAGTCTGGCCTGTACTCGGCGATCCTCACGAGCAGCAAGCCGGAAGCCAAGCCGTTCAAGCGCTGGGTGACCCACGAAGTGCTGCCAACCATCCGCCGCACCGGTAGTTATTCGATGGCCCAGCAGCAACAACTCCCAAGCGCGAACGATGCGACGATCCTGATCGAGTCGATGGCGCGGACCATGAACTTGCCGCCTTCGGCCACCCTCGGAATGTACCAGCGTTACGCCGCCAAGATCGGCCAGGCCGACTTGCTCCCGGTATATGCGATCGACGCGCCAGACGGCGACACCTCCAGCCACACAACTGCCGCCCTGGCCACTCTGATCAAAAAGACCGGCCTGCCAGTTACCGCCCGCAAGGCCTACCTGTGTATGCAATCTGCTGGCCTGGTCGAACGCAAAGAGCGCCCGAGCAAGACGAGGGGTGTCAAAGAGTTTTGGGCGCTGACCGATGCTGGATTGAAGTATGGCAAGAATGTCACGAACCCGAAGAACCAACTTGAAGTTCAAGTTCATATTTACGAAAGCAAGTTCGACGAATTGTGCGAATTGCTGGATGTACATGGTTTGCGCTAACTAACAAGTACCACCCCCAGCTTCACTCGAAAGCCAAGTTACTCGGCAGGCTACCGGCTTGCCTGAAAAAGGAGAAACACATGCTCTGCCTTACACGACGCATCGGTGAGCGCATCGTCATTGGCGACGGAATCACTGTGCAGGTATTGCAAATCAATGGCGGCATCGTGCGCATCGGTGTTGAAGCGCCAGCAGGTGTTCCCGTCGACCGCGAAGAAATCCGCGAACGCAAACAGAAGGAGCCACGCCATGGCCTTTGATAGTCACAGCCTCGACAAATTCGTTGTACGTCTCCCCGACGGCATGCGCGACCAGGTGGCGGCAGCGGCCGCAGCAGACGACCGCAGCATGAACAGCCTGATCGTGAAGGCGATCCGCGAGTACCTGGACCGCAACGAGCGCGCCAACGTTTTGCTTGATGCGCTGACCCTAGCCGCCACCGCCCAAGGAGTTCGCCATGACGCAGCCTGATCGCATCACCTTGGTCTTGAAAGCGCCCGAGGGTGGAAGCCTGGAGCAGATCCTGCCGTTCGCCCAGCTTGGCGCCCACGTCCATGTCGGTCGCGGCCTGGCTGTGATCGCCGGCGCCAGCGAGGGCGACCTGCAGTGGGAGCTTGAGAAAGCGCTGGCCCGTGCAGGTGGCGCGCCGCAGATGTCGGTGGTGTACACGCCATGGACCGATAAGCAGGTTCTGGACTTCCTGTCGGTAGCACTGCGACACGTCGTGGTCGAGGGAGACCTGCAATACAGCGACATCAACGAAGCGATGCGCTACATGGCGGAGAAGGGCCAGCCGGCATTCTGCAAGGAATTCAGCATCGACGAGCACGTGCGCATGGTGTCCGATGCTCGCCGGTACCGCTGGCTGCGGGAGAGAAATGGTGTCGAGCAGGCGGACGACATGAAGGTTGTCCGCGATACCTACTTCCTCATCGGCGAGGAACTGGACCGCGAGATCGACACGGCCCTGCGCCTGGAGGCCTTGCAGCAGCAAGTGGTGCTGGAGCAGCAGCCATGAACCAGGCCGGCCTGCTCTTGCTGCTGTGGGATGCTCTGCAGCAGCGCGAAACAACCTTTGGCCAAATCGCTGACCTGTCTGCCGCGTGCGGCCTGGACGGGCGCCGGGTGCTGGCCGACCACTTCCGGAGGCTGCCATGAAAAAGCGTCGAACAATCAACCACGCCGCCCTCCCTGCCGTTGGGCAGCCCTTGGCTGGCGGCTTCTTCGCCGGCCGGATCTTCTTCGGCGGCGCCGAGCACGCGGTGATCGATGCAGGCCGGGAGTTCGAAGTAGCCGCCCACTGGTGGCAGGAAGAAGGCCCGCGCCCGCGTATACGTGGCGCCACATCGCGCTTCGACGGGATGGCCAACACCCAGGCCATGGCAGCCGAGGGCAGCGCCATCGCCCGCAAGGTGCTGGGCATGAACATCCGGGGCACCTGGGGCTGGCACATCCCGTCGATCGAGGAGCTGCAGGTGCTGCGCTGCAATCTCTTACAGCTTCCAGAATGGGGTCACGACGGATCGTACACAGTCAGGGGCGCGGCCCAGGCGTTTGGCCTTAGCGAGTACTGGACCAGCAGTCAGAAGTCGAACGCAGCAACTGCCTGGTGCCTTCACATGCTGCCCTGGTGCGTGCCCGATACGAACTGGGTGAGCAAGTGCAAGGGCATTCGCCCGGTGCGCACCCTGCTGATCAGTCAGGAGGCTTTCGTGCACGCGCCATCGACCGACACGCTGACCGAGGCTGACCTGCGCGGCCTGGCCAACCAGCGGGCCGTGGCCACCGTGCTCGAGCGGTTCGTGAACGAGGACGCCGGGAAGTTCTACGGGCGAACCGAAGCGCTGGTGGCTGAGCTGGCCGCATTGGCAGGAGGTCAGGCATGAGTGCCGTCATCGAAGTGACTCAGAACAAGGATGGCAGCTGGACGGCAAAGGGCTCCCGCCCAGGCATCTACGCCGAAACCACCTGTGCTACTCGCCACCAAGCAGTTGTAGCGCTCGACAAAGCGTTACACGCATTCGACCAGAAGGCGGTTAAACCATGATCCAGACCCTTATTTCCACGGCCATCAGCGCTGTTATCAGCCTGTCGCTGCTGATCGGCGGCGCCCAACTCTGCCGTTTCGCCTTCTATGTCACCGTGGCGTTCAATGCCCTGGCCTGGATCGGCTGGGGGTCAGGTGCTGTTACCGGGGAGGTTGCCGAGCGCTTGTTGCGTTACTGGTGGATCAGTGTGCCCAGTACTGGCTTCCAGCTGTATGCCCTGATCAATAGCGGGCACCCGATGCTGGCAGCGTCCTGCTTCGTGGTGTCGTTCTTTATCGTCGCTGCCGCAGCACGGGCCACAGGGGTACTGTCGTGAGCGTCTTGCAGCGATTCAGCATCAACACCGTAGGCCGCGACTTCGCCGTGGGCGATATCCACGGCCACTTCACCCGGCTGCAGAGCGCCCTGGACGAGGTCAGCTTCGATCCGTCTGTTGACCGGCTGTTCTCGGTGGGTGACCTGATCGACCGTGGGCCGGAGTCTGACCAGGTGGATTCCTGGCTGGCCAAGCCTTGGTTCCATGCCGTGCGCGGCAATCACGAACAGATGGCGGTGCAGGCGTACCGATTTGACCCTTCCGGCCGCGTTGGCGACGTGCACCTGTGCAACGGCGGGGCTTGGCTATACGCCAGATCGTCCGTTGAGCAGGCCTGCTATGTCGAGTTGCTGGCCGACCTGCCGCTGATCATCGAGGTAATGACGCCGCAGGGCCTGATCGGGATCGTACACGCTGACTGCCCATTCCCGGCCTGGGAGATGCTCCAGTCTTGGGCCGAGGGCAACATGCCGGGCATACGCAACGTCGAAGAGGCTGTGCAGTGGTCCCGCAGCAGGATCACGCACGAGCAGCACCATGGTGTCAGTGGTGTGCGAGCGGTGGTGGTTGGCCACACCCCAGTTCGGCGCCCTGCAGTGCTGGGCAACGTCTACCACATCGACACGGCCGGCTGGATGGACGGGCACTTCACGCTGCTGGACCTGCACACCCTGCAGGCTCACCCGCCGATTGATCCAAAGCTGAGCTGGGATTGGGATGACGTGACAGATCAGCGTGACAACCACAACCTGACGCGCCAGGAGGAATAGCGATGGCAGCAGCAGAGAATCTGCCCGAGGACCATGTGCACGACAAGGTCACCGAGAAACGGATGGGCGAGTTGGTGGGGTGTACAGCGAAGGCGCTTCAGCGCAAGCGTGAGAAAGGCATCATCCCCAACTGGGTGTGGATGAAGATCAACGGCAGGATCATGTACAGCAAAAGGAGATATGACGAATGGATCGAAAGCCTATGGACCTGCCGGCCGGAGTCGAGCTTGTCGGGCGCTCAATCCGAATTCGCTTCACCTGGAACAAGAAGCGGTGCTGCGAGACGCTCCCCCTCCCTCAGACCCCGAAAGGGATCGCAGCAGCAGCGAGTCTACGTGCTCAAGTAAAGGGGCTGGACAAGCTCGGCGCGCTGACGACAGAGAAGTACGCCGAGCTGTTTCCCAATACGCGCAGCGTGGTGGTGCAGGAGCAAACTACCCCGATCTTCTTTGACTACGCGCAGGACTGGCTCAACAGCTTGCAGATCGTGGAAGGTACTCGGAAGAACTACCGCTCTGCTCTGCAGGTGTATTGGGTTCCTTACCTGGCCGAGAAGCCGATCGACACCATCACGTCAGTGCTCCTGCGCAAGATCATGAACGATATCAAGTGGACTTCCCCGGTACGCCGCAAGGGCGTGGTCGGCCTACTGGCGTCGATCTTCCAGCAGGCGGTGACGGACGAGTTGATTGTTCGAAATCCGGCCCTGTCTATCCCAGGCGCCAAAGTGCCGAAGCGTGAGGTCGACCCTTTCACCAAAGAGGAAGCGGATTCGATCATTGCTCATCTTTACGAAACGACGAGCGGCATGACGGCAATTTACGCCGCCTATTTCGAGTTCTGTTTCTACACCGGCATGCGGCCGGGCGAGGTGATGGCTCTGCGCTGGAGCGAGATCGACAGGCGCGTAAAGACTGCCAACGTTTGCCGCATTCAGATCCGTGGAGTGATCCAGGATCGCACCAAAACGAAGCGTTCCCGAAAAGTTTTATTGAACGATCGCGCCCTGCATGCGCTCGAAAAAGCCAGACCGCTCACCGAGGCCCGTTCAGATTACGTGTTCGCGCCCAGTGGGACAGGTGACCGCTCGGAGATGTTCATTCGCTCCGAGACGAGTCAAAAACGCTACTGGCTGGCAGCCCTACGGAAGCTTGGTATCAGGCGTCGCAGGATGTACGACACGCGCCACACATACGCGACCATGTGCCTGATGGCCGGCATGAACCCGGCATTCATCGCCGCGCAACTCGGGCATAGCGTGCAGGTGCTGCTTTCGACATATGCGAAGTGGATCAACTCGCCGAATGACTGGGCTGAGCTTGATAAGCTGAAATCGCTGGAAAGTGGTACAAAAATGGTACGAGCTAAAAGCCAGTAACGCCAAGAGTGCCGAAACTCAAAGGGTTTACGTTACATGTGCGGATTAGCAGGAGAGTTACGTTTCACCCCCCTCGACCAAGCCCCTCGCCCAGCCGACCTGGCTGCGGTAGAGCGCATTACCCATCACCTGGCCCCACGAGGCCCGGATGCCTGGGGCTTCCATAGCCAGGGCCCGATCGCCCTGGGCCACCGGCGCCTGAAAATCATGGACTTGTCCGACGGTTCGGCGCAGCCGATGGTCGACAACCCCCTGGGCCTGTCACTGGCCTTCAACGGTGCCATCTACAACTTCCCTGAACTGCGCCAGGAGCTACAGGACCTGGGCTATACCTTCTGGTCCGACGGCGATACCGAGGTGCTGCTGAAGGGTTACCACGCCTGGGGCGCGGCGTTGCTGCCCAAGCTTAACGGCATGTTCGCGCTGGCCATCTGGGAGCGCGACAACCAGCGCCTGTTCCTGGCCCGCGACCGCCTGGGCGTCAAACCTCTGTACCTGTCACGCAACGGCGAGCGCCTGCGTTTCGCCTCGACCCTTCCGGCCCTGCTCAAGGGAGGCGACATCGACCCGGTGCTCGACCCGGTGGCGCTCAACCATTACCTGAACTTCCACGCCGTGGTACCGGCACCGCGCACTTTGCTGGCCAATGTGCAGAAGCTGGAGCCCGGCACTTGGATGCGTATCGACTGCCATGGCGAAGTGGAACGACAGACCTGGTGGCAGCTGAAATACGGCGCCAACCCGGACGAGCGCGAGCTGGACCTGGAAGGCTGGACCACCCGCGTGCTCGACGCCACACGCGACGCTGTGGCCATCCGTCAGCGTGCTGCAGTGGACGTGGGTGTACTGCTGTCCGGCGGGGTCGACTCCAGCCTGCTGGTCGGCCTGCTACGCGAAGTGGGCGTGGACGACCTGTCGACGTTCTCCATCGGCTTTGAAGACGCTGGCGGCGAACGTGGCGATGAGTTCCAGTATTCCGACCTGATCGCCAAACACTACGGCACACGCCACCACCAGCTGCGCATTGCCGAACACGAGATCATCGACCAACTGCCGGCCGCGTTCCGTGCCATGAGCGAGCCGATGGTCAGCCACGACTGCATCGCCTTCTACCTGCTGTCACGGGAAGTGGCCAAGCATTGCAAGGGCGTGCAAAGCGGCCAGGGCGCGGACGAGCTGTTCGCCGGCTACCACTGGTACCCGCAGGTGGACGGCGCCGAGGATGCCTATGCCGCCTATCGCGACGCGTTCTTCGACCGCAGCCACGCCGAGTACCGCGACACCGTGCAGGCGCCCTGGCTACTGGAAACCGACGCTGCCGGCGACTTCGTACGCGAACACTTCGCCCGCCCCGGTGCCCGGGATGCAGTGGACAAGGCGCTGCGCCTGGACAGCACGGTGATGCTGGTGGACGACCCGGTCAAGCGCGTGGACAACATGACCATGGCCTGGGGCCTGGAGGCACGCACACCGTTCCTCGACTACCGCCTGGTGGAACTGTCGGCGCGCATTCCGGCGCGCTTCAAATTGCCCGACGGCGGCAAGCAGGTGCTCAAGCAGGCAGCGCGACGGGTGATCCCGCATGAGGTGATCGACCGCAAGAAGGGCTACTTCCCGGTACCGGGCCTGAAGCACCTGGAAGGCGCCACCCTGGGTTGGGTGCGCGAGCTGCTGACCGACCCCAGCCAGGACCGAGGGCTGTTCAACCCGGCCATGCTCGACCGCCTGCTCAGCAACCCGCATGGCCAGCTTACCCCGCTGCGCGGCTCCAAACTGTGGCAACTGGCGGCGCTTAACCTGTGGCTGAGCGAACAAGGAATCTGACCGATGAAAGCCCATGAAATCGCTTACGGTCAGCGCCTGCTGCGCGGCCAGGCGCCGTCCTACGAGCGCCTGCAGGCACGCCTGGCTGGCGACGGCAGCCAGCCCCACGACCAGCCACGTGCCGTGCATTGTGGCTGGGGCCGACTGCTGATCGGCCACACCTACCCCAACCCGGTCAGCCTGGCGAATGACCTGCTGGACGAACGCCCCGGCGAACGCGATATCGCCCTGTACGTGGCCGCGCCACAGCAGTTGCTGGCCCAGGCGCCGCAGCAGCTGTTTCTCGACCCGTCCGACACCTTACGCCTGTGGTTCACCGACTACCGTCCGGCGCAGCGGGTGTTCCGCGGCTTTCGCGTACGCAGGGCACAGAACCCGGCCGACTGGCAGGCCATCAACACCCTGTATCAAGCACGCGGCATGTTGCCGGTGGACGCCGCGCTGCTCACCCCCCGGCACCTGGGCGGCCCGGTGTTCTGGCTAGCCGAAGACGAAGACAACGGCGCGGTGATCGGTAGCGTCATGGGCCTGAACCACGCCAAGGCCTTCGACGACCCGGAGCACGGCAGCAGCCTGTGGTGCCTGGCAGTGGACCCGCAATGCACCCGCCCCGGCGTGGGTGAAGTGCTGGTGCGCCACCTGATCGAGCACTTCATGAGCCGGGGCTTGGCCTACCTCGACCTGTCAGTGCTGCACGACAACCGCCAGGCCAAGCGCCTGTACCAGAAACTGGGGTTTCGCAACCTGCCCACCTTCGCGGTCAAGCGCAAGAACGGCATCAATCAGCAGCTGTTTTTGGGCCCGGGCCCTGAAGCCGAGCTGAACCCCTACGCCCGCATCATCGTTGACGAGGCCCTGCGCCGGGGTATCGACGTGCAGGTAGACGACGCCGCTGGCGGCCTGTTCACCCTGAGCCTGGGCGGGCGGCGCATTCGCTGCCGCGAATCGCTCAGTGACCTGACCAGCGCCGTGACCATGACCCTGTGCCAGGACAAACGCCTGACCCGGCACGCACTGCACAACGCCGGGCTGCAGGTGCCGGCGCAGCAGCTGGCGGGCAATGCCGACGACAACCTGGCGTTTCTCGACGAGCATGGCGCAGTGGTGGTCAAGCCGGTGGATGGTGAGCAAGGCCAGGGCGTGGCGGTAAACCTGACCTGCATCGACGACATCACCCGCGCCGTGGCGCACGCCCGTCAATTTGACAGCCGCGTGCTGCTGGAGAGCTTTCATGCCGGGTTCGACCTGCGCATCGTGGTGATCGGCTACGAAGTGGTGGCCGCTGCCATCCGCCACCCGGCTCAGGTACTGGGCGATGGCAGGCATAGCATCCGCCAGTTGATCGATGCCCAGAGCCGCCGTCGCCAGGCGGCGACCTTTGGTGAAAGCCGCATTCCGCTGGACGATGAAACCGAGCGCACGTTACGGGCGGCAGGCCTTGGCTATGACGACGTATTGCCCGCCGACCAGCGCCTGGCTGTGCGGCGCACCGCCAACCTGCACACCGGCGGCACCCTGGAAGACGTGACCGAACGCCTGCACCCGGTACTGGCCGACGCTGCCGTGCGCGCTGCGCGGGCACTGGAGATACCGGTGGTGGGGCTGGACTTCATGGTGCGCGATGCCGGGCAGCCGGAGTACGTGATCATCGAGGCCAACGAGCGTGCCGGGTTGGCCAACCATGAACCGCAGCCCACGGCCGAGCGATTCATCGACTTGCTGTTTCCGCATAGCCGGCCTTTGGCGTAACTGCTGATGGCCTCTTCGCAGGCAAGCCCGCGAAGAGGCCAGCACAGGATTAAAGGAGTCCCCGACCATGTCCGACCGACATCCCGAACCCGATCTCGACTACCTCAAACGCGTGCTGCTGGAGATGCTCGCCATCCCCAGCCCCACCGGCTTCACCGACACCATCGTTCGCTACGTGGCCGAACGCCTGGACGAGCTGGGCATCCCCTTCGAGCTGACCCGGCGCGGTACCATCCGCGCCACCCTCAAAGGCCGGCAAACCTCCCCCGACCGTGCCGTATCCGCCCACCTGGACACCATCGGTGCCAGCGTGCGCCAGCTGCAGGACAATGGCCGCCTGGCCCTGGCACCGGTGGGTTGCTGGTCCAGCCGCTTCGCCGAAGGCAGCCGCGTCAGCGTATTCACCGATACTGGCGTATACCGTGGCAGCGTGCTGCCGCTGATGGCCAGCGGGCATGCCTTCAACACCGCCATCGACCAGATGCCGGTCAGCTGGGACCATGTGGAAGTGCGCCTAGATGCCTATTGCGCCACCCGTGCCGATTGCGAGGCGCTGGGCGTGAGCATTGGTGACTTCGTGGCCTTCGACCCCTTGCCCGAGTTCACCGAGAGCGGTCACATCAGCGCCCGCCACCTGGACGACAAGGCCGGCGTAGCCGCGCTGCTGGCGGCACTGAAGGCCGTGGTTGAAAGCGGTCAGCAACCACTGATCGACTGCCACCCACTGTTCACCATCACCGAAGAAACCGGCTCGGGAGCGGCGGGCGCCCTGCCCTGGGATGTCAGCGAGTTCGTCGGCATCGACATTGCCCCGGTAGCGCCCGGCCAAGCGTCCAGCGAACATGCGGTGAGCGTGGCCATGCAGGATTCGTCGGGGCCTTACGACTACCACTTGTCCCGGCACCTGCTGAAACTGGCCGGCGACCATGACCTGCCGGTGCGGCGCGACCTCTTCCGCTATTACTTCAGCGACGCACATTCGGCGGTGACCGCGGGGCACGATATTCGTACGGCGCTGGTGGCATTCGGTTGTGATGCCACCCATGGCTATGAGCGTACCCATATCGACAGCCTGGCGGCACTCAGCCGGTTGTTGTCGGCTTACCTGTTGAGCCCACCGGTGTTCGCCAGCGATTCGCAGCCAGCCAATGCTTCGCTCGAGCGCTTCAGCCACCAGTTGGAGCATGATGCGCAAATGGAGAGCGACACGCGGGTGCCGGCGGTGGACAGCCTGGTTGGCAATAAAGGCTGAGGGGCCTGGGGCCGCAAAGCGGCCCCAAAATAACGAATGTTTCGCGTAGCATGCCCACACCTACTTCAGACAACACCTACCATGCTGATCCCCTACGACCAACTGCAAGCCGAAACCCTGACCCGCCTGATCGAAGACTTCGTCACCCGCGACGGCACCGACAATGGCGACGATACCCCACTGGAAACCCGTGTGCTGCGGGTACGCCAGGCATTGGCCAAGGGGCAGGCGTTCATCCTGTTCGACCTTGAGAGCCAACAGTGCCAGTTGCTGGCCAAGCATGACGTGCCCCGTGAGCTACTGGAATAGCGGGTCAGGCCTTGCCCTGCTTCGCCGCTTTGATGCGCTTGTACACCTCGGCCCGATGCACCGGCACCTCACGCGGGGCATCGACGCCAAAGCGCACGACCCCATCCCGGGTATCTACCACCATTATCCGAATGTCATCGCCGATCACGATGATCTCGCCGACTTCGCGCCCAATTACCAGCATGTTCCGTTCCTCCAGCGAAAGGGAAAAACGGAGCCTGACGCGTAAGTATTCGGCTACTCAATAGCTCCACCGCTATTCAGAAGAACCCTACATCTCGGGGTAACTTCTCCTACAGTAGATTCATCGAGGCAGCGCTTTTACCCGCATTTTTACGGCCATTTCGGCCATCTCGTCATACAGCCGCTCCGGGGCCTGACGCTTCAATTGCCAGGCCTGTCGCCCTGCCTCGTGAGGCAGGATGAGGAAGTCGCCAGCAGCGACTTGCTGGTAGATGTACTCGGCAATGTCCGCCGCGCTGATCGGCGAGCTTTCCAGCAACTTGCCAACCTGCGCTTTCATCGCCGGGTTCGGGCCACGGAACGAGTCCAGCAGATTGGTCTGGAAGAACGAGGGGCACACCACATGCACCGCCACCTCCAGCTGGCGCAGTTCCACCAGCAGGCTTTCAGACAGGGCCAGCACGCCGGCCTTGGCCACGTTGTAGTTGCTCATGCCTGGGCCCTGCATCAACGCAGCCATGGAGGCGACGTTGATGATGCGGCCCTTGCTGCGCTCCAGCAGCGGCAAAAAGGCCTTGCAGCCCTTGACCACGCCCATCAGGTTGACCGCGATCTGCCAGTCCCAGTCTTCCAGCGACAGTTCGGCAAAGAACCCGCCCGAGGCAACACCGGCATTGTTGACGATCACGTCGATACCGCCGAACTGCTCGGTGCAGGCCTGGGCCAGGGCTGTCAGCTGGCTATAGTCACGCACGTCACAGCGCTGAACGAAGCCATCGCCGCCAGCGGCGCGGACCAGCGCAAGTGTTTCGCGCAGGCTGGCCTCATTGACATCGGCCAGCGCCAGGCGCCAGCCCTCACGCGCCCAGCGCAGGGCGATCTCGCGGCCGAGGCCGGACCCGGCGCCGGTGATCATGATGCGTTTTTGCATGGTGGCTGGCCTTGTTCCAAGTGGTTGTGCAGCGAGTCTAATCAAGACCAGGCGGACAGGCAGGGTTCATCAGGGTAGTGAATGGGTGGGCATGACTGCATGGTCAGTTACACCTGCCTGGCTGCACACAAATGGAATCTTTCCCTCGCGGCGCCGGTCTTTACTTACAAGAGGCCAGCCGTCAGAGGCCCTTGACCCTCAACCATGCAAGGATTCCGTCATGACCACGATTCTCATCATCATCCTGATCCTTCTGCTGATTGGTGGCTTACCGGTCTTCCCACACTCGCGCAGCTGGGGCTACGGCCCTTCGGGCATCGTGGGCGTGATACTGGTGATTCTGCTGGTGCTCCTGTTACTCGGCATGATTTGACCGCAGGGCGTGTGAGGCCAGTTGGCGATCGAGGTACAGCATCGCTTGGCGAAGTGCCTCCACGTCCCTTTTCAGGTCGACGGGTGCGAGCGTCTTGTCGCTACATTGGCGTTCCAGGCGCTCGCATTGGTAAACCACTTCCCTGGCGCGGGCGATGCGCGCAGCCCCTTTGATGCGATGGGCGAGTTGGCCCAAGGCCTCAACGTTCTCCTGTAACTTGCTCAGTTGCTGAAAGTCTTGAACGTTGCTGGTGCGCAACGCTTCCAGTAACGCGTGCAGTGCTGCCTTGTCGTAACCCACAAGGCGCTGCACATGTTCAATGTCGAGCACTGCAGGGCTGATCGGGGCCAACGTTTGCACCAGGCGCTTCAGGCTCAGCGGCTTCAGCAGGCAGTCATCCATCCCGGCTGCGCGGCAACGCGCCCGAACTGCGGGTGTAACCGTAGCCGTCATGCCGATAACCCGGCACTGTGGCCGGCCACTTCGCCGCTCGTGCTCACGGATGGCGCGCGCCAGGGCATACCCGTCAAGCCGAGGCATGCCGCAGTCGGTGATCACCCCATCAAAATGACCACCGAGCCACAGGCGTAGCGCCTGTGCGCCGTCCTCGGCCAGTTGAACCTGATGCCCGATATGATCGAGCTGTTGTGACAGCAACAAGCGGTTGATCAACGCATCATCTACCACCAGTACACGCAACGACATGGATCAACGCCAACGACATGGCTTCAGGGTCACGCAAATGCACGTTCAGATCAGTTGGTTACGGCGTGCGAAATCCGCCAGGTCAATGACCGAAGTGAGCCTGAGCTTTTCCAGCAGGCGCGTTTTGTAGGTGCTGATGGTCTTGTTGCTCAACAGCATGGCTTCACCGATAGCCTTGTTGCCATAGCCACGGGCCAGGTACAGCAGCACCGTCAATTCGCGGTCGGTGAGGCTGGCGATGCACTGGGCCTCACTGGCGCGCAGGTCCTGCCTGCACACGGAGCTCATGGCCACTTCGGGGTAATAAGTGAAGCCCGACAACACGGCAGCGACGGCCTTGCCCAGTTCGTCCAGGTCATCGGTCTTGGCCACATAACCTGCGGCACCGGCCTGCAGGCAACGCAGCGAGTACGCCTCGGCCAGTTGCGAGGTCAGCACCACGACCTTGCACGAAAGGCCGCAGGCCTTGATACGGGCGATCACTTCCAACCCGTCCAGGCCTGGCATCGCGATGTCGAGGATCACCAGGTCCGGCACCAGCTCGCGCACCAGGCGCACGGCGTCTATGCCGTTGTCTGCCTGGCCGACCACCTGCACACGCTGCTGGCGCAGCAGCATGCAGACGGTGGCACGGATGAAGGGGTGGTCATCGACCACCAGGGCTGTGTGCATGGTGCCTCTCTCGTTGGTGATGCCTACAGTTCAGCATCGAATACGACGGTTACCTGTCCGGTGTAGGTACTGCCGGGATGCCTCAGCATGTTTTGCACCTGGCTACGTTCAACGTCGAAATGCAACTGGCCGCGACGGTTGAGGGTCGGTGTCACAGCGTCGAACTGCAGCGCCGCCTGAGCGCCGCTTGGCAGGGCAAGGCGTTCAACCTGCCCCCCCGCGTGCTGGATACCCCCTGGGAGCGTGAGTGCGACCAGTACCGGCACCTGGTCGTTGTGCTCGTTGCGAATCCCGCACTCGGGACCCACATCGTACTGGCAGAGCTTGTAAACCTTGAACGGGCCTGTCGACCAGGCCCTGAATGGCAGGTCGCGATTGAGCCGCTGCGGTGGCTTGCCGCCGGCCAACCAAGCTTGCCAGCCCCCTGGCGGTTCAAGCACCGCGCGCTCGGAGCCAGGCGGGAACTCGAAGAGGAAGGCGTGCTGCACGTCGAGCACAAAATTTACGGTCAGGCTGCTGCCACTCAGGGCAGTGACATCGTTGCCAAAGTCAAAGTCCCCCCTTGGGCCGATGCTGTAGGTCAGGCTGCCGCGATAAGTGCCACTGGGCATGCGAAAAGGGGGTGTGGTGGTCATTTCATAGGCGACGCTGGTCTCCAGCACCGAGGCGACTTCCACTCGTCCTTCCGGGGCTGTGCGACTATAACTCCAGCAAGGCGAAGGCGCAGTCGGCTGCTCGACGTCCCAAAGATAGCTGACTTTGGCAGGCCGCATTTGGGAAACGTACCCACGCTCACGACACCCCCCACTGAGTATCCGATTATAAAGCGGGTGATCATAAATAGAGCCGCTGGTCTGCACGTGTTGACTAAGCGCAGTCCACTCGAACGTAAGGCGACGCGACTCTCCCGTGATGTCGTGATAGACATCAACCTCGCGCCTGGCCGGCAAACTGACATAGAAATGATCGCGTGGATCAACAGCGCCCTTGGTGGTCTTCTTGTCATAGGTGATGGGTAATGTCACCGTAGTACGGTTTCTGCAGGCATTGCCCCAACTGCTGCACAGCCCGCCTGGCGGGGTGGTGTTGTCGAAGCGCCCCGTACCCCCGCCCAGATACTGCGCCGTGATCGTCACGTCGAGTGCCATGACGACAGGCGTGACAAACCACAGTGCGCCCCCCAGCCAGGTACGCGCCAGTCGGTTCATCAACACCTTCATCGCTCCATTACCATGGCCGTGCGCTGGTCACCTTCGTGCAGCTCGAACTGGTGGATACGCGCGACATCCCCCTCGAACTGGCGGCTACGGCCCGGCAGCAAGTGATGCTTGGTGGCCGGCTCGCACGCCTCCTGCGGCGCGCGGCACTGACGGAAATGGTCAAGCACCACGGTGGCATTGCCCTCGTTGGCCACGGTCAACAACCCGCCCTCCCGCCGGACCGGCGTGTGGTAGTGCGCCTGCGCAGGCCTGACGAACAGCAGCGAACCAAAACCGGCCAGCAAATTCACCCCCGCCCTGAGGCTGTCGCGGTACTGTTGTGCCTGCTGCTCGTCCACAGCAAACCCGTCACCCAGCTCAGGCAGCACGGGCATGAAGCGCAGGCGGAAATAGCGCTCCTCGGCCCGCGAGCCGCGATACAGCAGGCGCACCGCATGCATGCCCTTGGCCGGCACGATCAGCCGGGCGGGGCTAGCGACCAGGCCGCGTTGCTCCAGCGGCAGGCCTTCGGTGTCGATCTCCCGCGCTACACCAGCTTCGTCATACACCAGCTCGACGACACTGACCTTGACGAACGCCGTGCTGTCGCCGCCATTGCGCACCTTCTTGAGCAGGGTACTTTTGTTGCCGTCAAGGTAGTCGTACAAGCCACCTATATTCAGCTCGGGGGCGGCCGCTGCAGCCAGCGGCATGGCCAACAGTGCGATGGCCAGTATCTGGGGCACTCTCATTGCAAAGCTCCCTGGGTCCATTGGGTTAGGTTATTGCTCAGCGCAGCTAGCGGCCACGACGAAAGCAGTAGGACGTTTCTGAAAACGCCTTCGGAAAAGCGGCTGCCGGTATTCATTGGGCTGGCTCCCCCGCCATGCCCACCGACGTCGCGTACTCAGGCAAGCAACGCTGATCGCCGGCCAACAGCACGTCGCCTTCACGAGGCAAAGTGGCCAGGTCCAGGCGCAGCAGGCACAGCGCCTGGCCGCGCAGGCGAACATCCAGAGTGGGTGTGGTGTGGCTCATTTCCACGGCGAAAAAGCCATCGGCCTCGCTGACACTGCGGCTGGCGTGGTTGACCACCTGCGCGCCACGCAGGGGCTGCCCTTGGGCATCGAGCAAACGCCCCAGTACGGTCACCGTGCGCAACACACGCAGCTGGCGGTATTCGATGCCCCCACGGTTAAGGTGATAATCCATGCTCGACGGCTGGATCACCGCCGCCGTGGTATCGCCATCGTCGAGATCGAATTGCACATGCCCGGCCTTGTAAGGCGTCACCGGGATGATGTTGCGCCCAGGGTGCAATTTGGCGCCCAGTGCATCGTCGGCACGCAACTTCAGGCCGTCAATGTCGCTGTCTACATCAACGATCAGTGCTGCCTGGTGAGGCAGGTACTGGCCACTGACGGCAGCTTTGCCGGCACCGATGGCCACCAGGCTCTCCAGGTTAAGGCCACCGCTGAAGTCACCGTTGTACGAGGAACGCTGCACATAGGCATCGCCATGCAGCACTTGGCTCTCGAACTGCGTATCGCCCCCCAGCCCGGCGCCATAGCGATCGGCGCTGAGGGTGGCGCCAACGCTGCGCAGAGGCCCAAGTTCGACGTCCTGCTGATAGCCAAGCGACGTGTTGAGATCACGGCCGCCATCGCGTGATGTGCGGCTGCCTACACTGGCCGAGACACGCCGCCCACTGCCACCCAGGCTCATGCTCAAACTCAGGTTGACGCCACGGCTGCGGGCATCGCCGGTGGCGCTGTTGCCGGGGCGGTCGAACAGTGAAAGGCGCCAGTTGGCGTCGGAGCCGAGCAGATGGCCGAAGTAGGACCAGCCCAGGTCGACACCGGTACCGGCGTCACCGCCACTGCTGTGGGACAGGCGCACGCTGGCGGTGTTACGTGGGTCCAGCCGGTGGCTAAGTGACAAGGACGATTGCGTCTGGCGCGTCTGAAACGGCTGTGTGGGCTGACCGTCGCGTCGGTCCCACTCGGGCCGGACCAGCCAGCTGCGGCTATGGCTGGCGACCAGCGAACCACTCGCATAGGCGTGGATCAGTTGCAGGTCGTAGCCGTTGCCATGGCCTTGGGCCTGGAACAGATTGCCATACACTTTGAAGCGGTCGCGCACGTCCCAGTCCAGCGAAGTTCCGTACTGCATGGCATCGTCGATACGCTGGGCAGACAACCCAACGACTGCGCGTGGGTGCAGCAGGTAATTGGCCAGCACACCGGCGGCCAGGGTGTCGTCTTTGTCATGCTGCCAGTTGCTGAACTGGCTGGTCTGCTGGCCGAGGTACAGGTTATAGCGCCAAGGGGCATCGGTGCTGCGCCAGTTGCCTGGCTTGTAGATGAACGCCTGGCTGCGCGAGCTTTCCTGGCCATCTTCAACCAGGCGGACCTCGACTTCGTAAATGCCGCCCGGCAGCACCTTGGTGTCGAGTGTCTGCAAACCGGGCTGCACGGGCTGGCTGTTGATCAGCACGCCGTTTCGATAGATTTCGGCGATTGCCGGGCGGTTGGGGGTGACATAGATCGGCGTGGCACTGGGCGCGGCGCCGTCAATCAGCAAGCTGTCGCTGCTGCCGAACATCACCCCCACGGTGGTGTCGGGGCTGGCTCCCATCAGCCTGGGCTGGCGGGTCAACCCTTGAGCGCCAGGGGTGAAATACCCCAAGCGGTAAAAATGGTCCTCTACCAGGCGCTCACCATACAGCTGGTCGACCCGGTAGCGGGTGCCCTGCCGGTTGTCACTGCCACGGTCGAGTTGGCCTTCGGCCAAGGCGGTCCATTGCCCGACACTGCCCTGCCCTTGCAAGGCATAGCGGCCACTGGTGGCCTGGCCGTCATTGAGCAGGTTGAGCTGGTTGCGCAACAGCAGGCCATGGCTGCCCTGCTCTGGCAGGCGGTGATAGCGCTCAGCGGTGCCGGACACTTCGGCCTGGTCGGTCAGCAAAGACAACTGCGAATTGACCAGGCTGTAATGCACGGCACGCAAGCCGTCAGGGCAGTCTCCCCGGCAATCCCCCAGGTATCGAGG